CCCCCTGCACCACTAGGACGAGCGCCTGTAGCACCTACTGCCAAACCACCACGACCAGTTTGGAAAAGCTGGTTTTGCAGTTGCGCCATTTGACGCTCACGGCTAGGGGCTAACAACTCTTGTTGACCCGCAATGTACTGCTGGGCTGCTTGTTGCGGCGACTGAGCTAGGTACTGCTGACCAAGGCCAAATAGACCTTGAGCGCCCTGTTGCAATGGAGCAAACTGCTGCTGTGCCATCTCAGCTTGGGACAGACCGCCACCAGCCAAACCCATGAACCTGTCTTGATAAGCACGAAGGGTAGGGTCTAAGGTGTAGCTAGCACCCGTTACTCGACCTTCAGGCCCAGTCTGAAACTGCGACTGACCAAAGCGAGTTGTGATGCCTACTGGCCTAAAACGAGCTTCTTCTGCCGCAAGTTGCGCGGCTTTCATTTGTGCGTCTGCTTGGGTACGGGCTGCTTTTTCGGCAGATTTACCACTTAGGTAACCGCCTAGTAAACTAGCCCCTGCCGTAATAAATGCTGGCATATCAAACTCCAATCAAAATTTCGTCCACTTTAGACGGGTCTTTCTCGTCAGTGGCGTGAATACAAAACCAAACGCAATCAGTGACGGCTTTAACTCCATGCGTCATCCCCGCCTTAATTTCAATGCAAGCTGGCGCGTCAACAATGTCAATCTCTGTGCCTCGTAACACCGCAACCTTGCCCTTGGCAAGAATCGACAAGTGACTAAAGCTATGCGTATGCTTCAGGATGGCTGTGCCAGCCGCAAATGCGGTTTCCTTGGCATACAGGCCATCGCTGAAGTAGTGCGTGATCATGCAGTCCTTTTCCACATATAAACCGTGATGTACGGCTGATAGTTGGCGTTAGTTGCACTTGCGCCTTCTGTGCTGTTGGTGGTAGCAACCGTAATTCCTGTGGAGACTGAGCTTGTTGTAAGTCCATTAGGATTTCCTACATTTGAGGTTGCTGGCGCAATTCCTACCCCGCCACCACTCAAAGACATATAGTTGTGCGCGTGAGATGGGTCTGTTACCGTAGACGTTGCTGTATGGGTGTGGCTTGGTAGCGTAGCATTTGCAGCACCACCAGTTTCTTCAGCCGTGTCAAACAAGACATTACCAGAATCAAAGCCCACCATGACACGACCAGCACCAAAGGCCGTCCAAGTGCCAAAGCCCAGCAGTGTGCCAGGATTGGTTGCTACAGTGGCGTTGATGTAAATTGAACCGACAGGATGCAGTGCCGCAAGTGCTGCTTGCACAAATGCAGTAGTGGCAAGTAAGGTTGAACTATTGCCAAAGGTTTGGGTTGTTGCAATCGTACCGGTAGGTAAGGTTGGCGTACCTGTAAAAGTAGGGCTAGCCAAGTCAGCCTTGGTTGCAATCGCCACCGAAATATTGACAAACTCGGTGTTGATTTCCGTGCCTTTGACGATCTTCAGCGGGTCGCCAGAAGTTAGTGCGTCTTTGGTGGCGAAGTTAGTGGATTGTGTATAGTTACTCATACTGTCTTCCCGTCCTTTGATTGGATTTCAATCCGCTGAATTGACAGCGCAGAGCCATTAATGTTTGCTTCGTAACCTGTTTGTACGATTTTACCGCTACCGCTGGCAGACACGCTTAAAGTTTGCAAAGCAACACCGTTGGCGTATTGAGCAACCACCGTGGCATTTGCACCGTACTCAGCAATTGCGTATTCAGAAACCGCTTGTGTCGGAATTTGTGCATTGGTTGCAAGATAGTTGGCGCTAAAGTCAAAGCCCCACTTCATTGTTAAAAATTGATTTGTCCCGCCAATTACAATCACCTTGAGCCGTTTGAGCAGCGAGGTGACATTAGCATTGCCTAGATCAGCATGGTTGGTGTAGTACAGCAGCCGATATGCCGAAGTGTCATCTTGTGAGCCTGTGTACTTGGCAACATAGCTTGTCTTGCCCAACAAAAGGTCGCCATTGCGCCTTGAGAGCAACGCTGAAGGCTCTATAGAGTCCCAAGTAGTGACTCTGAACGATCCATCTTGCAACTGTCCACGGGTGTCAAAACAAAACACAGATTCTGAAAATGGCATTGTTATCAGATAGAACGCTTCCGTTTCAGAATAAACTGACTTGATGTTTGCCAGCGTCTCACCCGCAACGATGTTCATAAAGTCACTACGCACGTTCTTGGACAAATCGCCAATAGGGACGGATTTCTCAATCACAGTCCGAGCAAATGATCTCACGCCTGAATTGGACAAAAACAGAACATCTTTGCCTGTTCCTTGAATTGAATCTCTTGCTATGCAGCCAATACCCGCCACGGTGTCTGCCAGTGTGATTGTCGAGGGTGTAGTCGCACCCGAATAGACCAGAATCTGACGCTGACCAAAGATGATCAAGAAGTTGTTGTGCGCCGCTAGGCCGGTGATGTTGTCAGCGCCGTTAGGCCAAACCTGATTGATGTTTATTGATCCAGATGTGCCGCCCGTCCAAACATGGCCTGATAGCAAGTCAGAGAAAAAGACCGTGGTGTTATCCGATGCCGTATCTGCCACCCACAAGCGGCCATAGGCGCTGATAGCGATGTTTCCAGAAGGCACAGTCCCAGCGTAGCCAGTCTTTTCACTAACGCGCCGAAAGGTTGTGGTGCTGACAGCAGGGTCAAAGATTAGGGGGTCAAAGCCGCTTTGAAAGAAGAAAGTAATGCCGTTAAGCGAAGCGCAAGCCCAGTTATTGGCCGTAATTACAGGTGCTGTGCCGCCACCACCGTAAGTCAATTCGCTCACAGCATTGCTGCCATCTAGCTTAAACAGCTTGTTGTTGCCTGAAAAGAGGATTGTCAGAGTGCCGTCAGTCTGCACCAACTCATGGATAACACCTGGAGCATTCGCACCCAACCCACCAGCCGATGCGTTAACCCGCGCCCAACCCTTGCGTGAACCGATGCGCCCAAACTGATCAATCACGCAATTGGTGGCAACCAAGGCAAACCCAGCCGCCAAGTCCAATGGAGAGTCCTGCGTATTCAGACCAAAGAATCCTGGCGCTGAAATGCTAGCAGTCTGGAGGGCTTGGCTCATATCGCTACAAACTCTTGGTTCTCTGGATAGCGCGTGCCTTCCAGTGCGATTTGGTCAGACAGCATGGCACGATAAAGCTGATAAGCCTCAGAGGAACTTAGACCACCATCCTCGCCGCGCTCCACCAGCGCCCGTGCGTAGGCGTTTTGCACCACTAAAGTGTCAGGGACAAGCACAGATGTGCCATCAGCAGCCAATGTAGCTTGGGGTACTGTCACCGAAAACGGGATGTTGAAGACCCCATCAGGTCGAGGGTACAGCACCACCTTGGTGTCGCCATTGCCGTCTACCCCATCAAAAGCGTAATATTGAGGGATGCCGTTTGTTGTTGGAACAAGGTTCTGATAGCGGTTCATCTCCACAAAACTGATGTTTTGCAGACCAATGTTCGATGTGGTGTTGATCGCGTCTTGCACTTGGAACTTCTGCCCAGCGCCCGTCATCGAATAAATGTAGGTCGCGGCCACCGTGGTGATGGTGACTGTCTGACCCAGCACATTCCAGCTAAAAGCGTCCTCAATTTGGCGCTTGGCATCGTTGACAAACAGACCAATCAGGCTCGAGTAAGTAGTCTCATTGTTGGTCGAGACTTGCGTTTCACGCAAACGAATCAGCACGTTGTTGATAAGCTGGAGGTAAGTCATTTCTTGTTCCTTGCGCTGATTGCCTTGGCCTTGGATTTAGCATCCGCTTTGCTGCTAGCCCCCCATGCCTTTAAACTTAACAGCAGTCGAGTAGGTTTACCGTCTTTGTACTCAGGGCCATCATTCCCACCCATCCTCGCTAAGAAGCTAGCCCTGCGCGGGTTATCGCCCGATTTTACAGGGGGCTTGATGTCTTGCCCAGCAGCTTTCAGACTCGCTCGTCCAGCAGCGTTAAGGCCGCCTTTTGGGTTCTGTCCTTCCTTGCGCTGCCAAGCGGGAGTTTTCATCGGTAGCCTTTAGTCTTTGCCGCTATCTTTTTAGGTTGCGCTACGAATTGTTTCCCTTTAGCCATGCCAGCACGTTTTGCGCGAGTTGTCGCAGCGTATTCATCATTGCTGAGACTTTTGATCGCAGCTGCTGGCAAATATCGCTCACCAGTGACAGAAGATTTTTTACCACTTTTAGTTCTCCAATCTTGGTCGCCCCAATCCTTCA